TGTCATTTGACCCAACAGCGCCAGAACTTGAATTTACCTTTGTATAACCTTTTCGAGATCCAATACGTCCATATTGGTCAATAATGCAATTCGTAGCATTTAAAGCAAAACCAGCGGCCAAGTCTAAAGGAGAGTCTTGGGTATTTAATCCAAAAAACCCAGGAGCTGCGATAGCAAATATTTGAAGTTGTTGCGCCATTAGATAGCAATAAACTCTTGAGATTCAGGATAACGAGTGGCTTCTAAAGCAATGTAATCTGAGAGCATTTGACGATAAAGTTGATAAGCCTCAGAACTATTAAGTCCACCATCTTCACCGCGCTCAACCAAAGCCCTAGCGTAGGCATTTTGAATTACTAGATCATCAGCCACTTTAATAACAGTAGAGTCTGAAGATAATTCCGCTTGAGGAATAATCAGCGAAAATTTAAGCGAGTAAGCACTATCAGGGACAGGGAATACGTTTACTTTCGTGTCGTAACTTCCATCAACACCATTAAAAGCATAGTAAGTAGGGATATTCTGAGCAGGGGTGCCAAAGCTCAAATACCTATTCATTTCAGCAAATGAAATGTTTTGCAGAGGAATCTCAGACGTTACATTGATAGCATCTGAAACCCTAAACTTATTACCACTACCGGTAACAGAATATGAACTAACTCCAGCAGAGGTAGTTACTGTTACATTGGTAAATAATGCGTTCCAGTTAAAAGCATCTTCGACTTGGCGTTTTGCATCGTTTACAAACCTACCAATGAGAGTAGAGTAAGACGTTTGCGTAACGGTAGATACCTGGACTTCACGGAGCCTGACCAGAACATCATTAACCGCTTGTAAATATGTTTTGCTCATTCTCTTTGATTTCCTTTAAGAAGAAGCGTCAAAATCACGGTAAACGTGCTACCGGCTTCTGGCGTAACTCTGACTTGATCGCCTTCCTCAAGCACTACTAAAGCATTGCCATCTAGCGTTAAATAATCTTTAGAACCAAAATTGTACTGACTAAGAATGTCGTAAGTCAGCGCAGCACTAGAGTCATACCAAGTAAGTGTTAAATTCTTGGTAGAACCAGAAGTGTTGTGCATATAGGAAAGATTCCAGAGGGCGCGATACCCCGTCGGCACTGTGTACAGTGTCGAGGTAGATCCGGCAGTTGGGGTTGCGCCTACAGAATATTCCCGCATCAGAAATCCTTAAATATCAGTAAGGAGGCCCGATGCGGGTTGTCACCTAGAGGTTTTGCAGAGAATACCATAAATCAAAAGGAAATCACCACTTAACCTTATCCGCCCAAAAAGCGGCAGATAATTTACCTTTTGCGATATTTTCTGCGTGACGAGCTTTGAACGATTTGCGCCTAGCTTTGTCTGCTTCAGACTCCCCAGGTCTTGCAGGAGAGCCGGATACACCTTGTTGACCAAAACGAATCAATTTAACAGTATCACCAGACTTAGCTAAAACAGCATGGCTTTTAGTTGGGTGATCTGGAGTTTTTTTAGGCTTGTTATATCCAGAAAACTGTTCTTTTCCGCGCTTAATCACTTTTTCTTTTTCCTAGCCATTCCAGCTTCAGAAAGCGCAATAGCAATAGCTTGTTTCTTTGACTTAACAACTGGGCCTTTCTTTCCAGAATGTAGACTTCCAGCCTTATACTCACGCATTACTTTAGCTACTTTCTTCTGACCTTTCGTTGCTTTCATATTTGCCTTTCGTAATGGGGCCACCGACTAACCAAGCATCGCAAGTGCGGTCGGCAGCACACTTGAAATGGAACAGTTCACAGTAACCCAATTTAGCTGTTTCAATAACCTGTTCTTCATACTCCATAGGGCTTTTTTCATCACCTTCCATGCCATTTTTAATACATTCGAGCATTTCAGGAGTTTGAATAAAAGCAGCGCAATTCCCACAACGCATGTTTTTTATTTGATCTGTGGGAGCGTTATACATTTTGGCTTTTTTAAGCCAAAACGCATCATTAGGTTCGTTTGGATTTGCAGGCCCGTAACCATACTCTTTAAAAGCATGATTCCTGTTTTTAAGGTTAATTTCTACGTCCTGAGTAGCAATAGGACACTTAGATCCAAACAATCCATTTTCCATAATTAACCCGATTTCCGTGGTCGGCCAACTTTAACTTTAGGGGCTAAAAAAGGGATATTCACCCTTTCTTGCGGATCTTGTTTTTCTTCATCAATACGGACATAACCTGCGTGTCCTTTCATTGACTCAATATCATGCGGTAAAACAAACTCAACAGTATTGCCACTTTGAAGACATTTATAAAGAGCCATATTTCCCTCTCAAAAGAAGGAAGGGCTACCTTTCGATAGCCCCTCCAACTAATTACGCCGGAACAGCCAGAGCGTAGGCGGAGCTAGAAGTAGCCACACCAGAGCTGGCAGACGTACGCATAGCCTTAACACCGTACAGGGTATCGGCGGTGTACAGCGTAGCCAGATATTCCTGTTTGTATTGGGTTTGCGAACGGATACCAACTTGCTCAACCAGAACCATCGAGTCACGATGACCCATCAGGCAGATACGATCGGCACCGCTGTTACCAGCGCCACTGTCGGCGTTCGAGGTAACAAACACGGGCATACCGTACAGATTGCCAATTTCACCGTTACGAATGGTGTTGTTGGAACCAGCCTCACCAACGAACGCTTGCTCAGTGTAACGAGCCAGGCCCATCAGCGTGTTGCGGCTCGACGGCGGGATGATGAAGAAACGACCGTCCATCGGAACGTCATTGTCATCCAGACGCTGAATCGTGCGGCGGATAGCAGCATCAGTCAGAGCAGCAGCGTTCGAGGTCGTGCTGTTGTACGCGGTCGTGCCATCCGAACCGATGTACGCTTTGGTCGAGGAATTCGACGTAGCGTAGTCGTTCGTGCCAACGGTAGCGCCGTTGAAAGAGCGACCCAGGCGGATCAGGTCGGTATCAACTTGACGAGCCAGAGCGTAGCCAGCATCTTCCGTGTAGAACGAACGCAGCGAGGACAGAGCTTGGACTTCAACAATGTCTTCAATCAAGCGGCTGTATTCGTAGTGTTTGTCGATCAGGACTTGCACTTCCGATTCCGTGGCGGCAATCAGGGTAACAGCGGTAGAAGCAGCTTTAGCCGAGGCCGAACCACGGGTCGGCGAAGGAACGTGAACGGTGTCACCTTTCTTGCCTTTGTAGTTCATACGCTTGACCAGGTTGGCCGCAACAAGGTTTTTCTTGTAAGCGGCCACAATCTCATCACTCCAAATCTCCGGAATGAAAGTTGCTGCGGTGGTAACGGTTACGGCAGGGGTAGGAAACGGCATGGTTAATTCTCCTTAAGTTATTTAACTCTGCCCTCTTGATACGCTTTCATAATCTCATCGCTGAGAGCTTCGTATCGTTGAGGGTCAGTCATTTTTAAACGGATCAGGTCGGCCCTACGATAGACTCTCCGTGAAGATTCCCCTGAGCCACCAGTATCAACAGTTGCGGCTTTAAGACTTTGCTTGCGGACTTCTTTACCATCATTTTCCACTTGCTTTGACTTAACTGAACGCAATGCTTTATAGGTAGAAAGCAATTCATTGGCACTGTCGTAATCAAACTCACCGTCTGCTTTAGCATAAAGTCCAAGCCTTACAGGACTTTCTTTAACCCAATTAACAAAGTCATTGTTTTGAACAATGTCAATGTAGTCAGGATGGTCTTTGCTGAGTTTTTGTTGAATTTGCATCTTTTTAAACTCTAGCGTAGCCTGTTTTGCTGCCAAAACATCAGGGTGCCGATCTACAGTATTCTGAATAGCCTTTTTCGGGTCTTCAAAGAAATCTACTTCAGGCTCGTGTTGCGCGATGTTTTCTTGATTCTTATTGATATTTTGTTTAATGAGTTCATCAGCAAGTTTTCGGACTTCACCGACTTCTTGAGCTTGTTTCCCAATGAGCTTTTCAGCCTCCTGGTGCATTTTAATAATGTCATCCAAAGACTTACCCTGATACTTCTCAGGGATTTCATTAAAATTTTGCTCTACGGTTTCTTCCAACTTAACTGGTTCTTTTTCACTAAGCGTATCAATTTCAGTATCAACTAACATTTTTTATTACCTTTCCTGCCGCTATGGGTTGTAGGAGATTAACTCGCCAAAATTGGTTACGAGTTAGCTTTCTGTTCAGACTTTAACTTTTCACGATGAATCCGATCAAATCTGCCATGAGCAGAGGGAAAATGACCAGACCATCCTTCCAATTTAAAAGACGGAGCAGAGATTAGGCGCGAAGCTGTCGCGCCGCAGTCACACAGAACGCTATTCTGTTGATATTCAACGTAGCGATCTAATTTATGCCCGTTTTCACAGGCGAATTCATAAATACGTTTCATTTTTCGTTAAGTTCTTCGTAAGCTCTTTCACTTATTTGTTTAAGATTCTTTAACCAAGTAAGTATAGAAAGCTCACCCTTTTTAAACTGTAACTGAGACTCGCTCTCAATAACTGATATATTGTTCAAAGCATATATCATATTATCAATATCTTCAACAAGGTCTTTCCATCCTTCAGTTGCCATCATGGAAAACCTATCTTCGTAATACTTTTGTAGTTCAGGAGTCATCTTCTTCTTTTTTCTCTAACGCAGTTTTTAACATTCCATAGAAGGCATCTCGGCCAACCTGTAATTGATCTACGTTAAACCTGGCAGAAGCTAATTTACGATCTAAATCTGCTACATGATTCACAAGAATCTGTTGCTGTTGAGTTAAATCTTCAAACTTATATTCAACACCGTCAATCGTAATGGGGGTTTTTTCGTTTTTTCCCATGTCGACACTCCTTTTAAAAGTTAGCTACTTGCCCACGGTAGCGGAAGAATAACAACGGGCGGGTTAATCTGATTGTCAATCTGAGCCTGCACGTTGGCTTCGGTAGCGTCTTTGTCCACACCGCTTGACCAGCACCAGCCCAAAACTTGATCCTGAGTTAGTTGGTCGTAGGGAGTAAACTCGCCTTCGGTGTACGTGAGGCCGCAGGAGCCATAAACGGTGCCGGTGTAGGTGTTTTCACCATCAACCTGCTCACCATTGCAGCGCCAGCAAGCAACAATAACAACATCTGTCTCGCCATCCTGTTGAGGGGCGCATTGCATTTGTTCG